TGCTGCGGTACGTGACGGTCCGGGATACGGCGAAGCAACTGTTCTGCCATGAGCTCGGGACACTGTACCGGGCGCTGTCGGCGGATGCCTCGACGGCCTATGGGCTGAGTCCGGTATTCGTGGTGCATGACGAGCTCGGCCAGGTAAGGGGACCGCGGTCGGAATTGTACGAGGCACTCGAGACCGCATCCGGTGCCCAGGTGGATCCCTTGTCGGTGATCATTTCGACGCAGGCGCCGAAGGCCGCGGATTTGCTGTCGGTGCTGATCGACGACGCCAGGACGAACCCGGAGACGAAACTGTTCCTGTATACGGCGCCACCGGAGCGGGATCCGTTCACGAAAGCGGCGATCAAGGCGGCCAATCCGGCGTTCGGGGATTTCCTGAATCCGAAGGTCGTTATGGAGCAGGCCGACGGGGCGAAGCGAATGCCGTCCCGGGAGGCGGCTTTTCGCAACCTGATCCTGAATCAGCAGGTGAACATGACTGACCCGTTCGTCACGCGGTCGGTCTGGGAAGCGAATGCGGGTGCGCCGGACTTCAGCCTGGTCCGGGAGGTCTACATCGGCGTCGACCTGTCGGCCCGCAATGACCTGACGGCGCTGGTGGTGGTCGGCCGGGACGAGGACGGCGTCTTTCACGTTGCGCCGTACTTTTACACGCCGCTGCAGGGCCTCCAGGAACGTGCCCACCGGGACCGCGAACCGTACGACCTCTGGGTCCGTGAGGGCTATATCACGGCAACGCCAGGGGCCTCGATCGATTACGCCTACGCGGCCGAGCAGCTCGTCGAATTGTGCGACACGTTCCACGTGAAAAGCATTCCGTTCGACCGGTGGCGGATCGATGTCCTGAAACAGGCACTGGGCCGACGAGCGGTGGAATTGCCACTCATACCCTTCGGCCAGGGCTTCAAGGACATGACGCCGGCACTCGATACCCTGGAGTCGTTGCTGCTCGATGCGAGGATCCGGCATGGCGGTCACCCGGTGCTCGACATGTGCGCCGAGAACGCCGTCGCCACCCGGGATCCGGCCGGCAACAAGAAACTGGACAAGAGCAAGGCGACCGGCCGCATCGACGGGATGGTCGCCCTGGCCATGGCGATCGGCGCGGCCAACACCGACCCGATCGAGAACAAGCCGCCGCTGCGCATGTTTGCGCTGGGCTAGGAGAGACCATGAATCGCATGTATTCCGTGCTCGAGGTGAAGTCCGTCGACGACGACGCCCGGGTCATCACCGGCATCGCGACGACTCCGGAACCGGATCGGATGAGTGACGTCATTGAACCGATGGGTGTGAAGTTCAAAAACCCACTGCCGCTCTTGTGGCAGCACCGGACGGATCAGCCGGTCGGGCACGCGACCTTCAAGAAACCGACCGAGGACGGGATCGATTTCACCGCGGAGATCGCGAAGATATCCGAGCCCGGCACACTCAAGGATCTGCTCGATATGGCCTGGCAGTCGGTCAAGGCGAAACTGGTGCGAGGCGTTTCGATCGGCTTCCGGCCGCTCGAATACTCGTTCATGGATAACGGTGGCATCCGGTTCGTCGAAACGGAAGTGATCGAGTTGTCACTTGTGACAATTCCGGCCAACGAGCAAGCCAGGATCCAGACCATCAAGTCGATCGACGCCAGGTATCGCGGCGCTGTGCCGCTGGTACGAATCGAAAAGAACGACGCACTGCCAGATGGCGCGGTGCGACTGATTTCGCCGTGAGGCGAAACATCCCATAGCTGGACTTTGAGGCGCCCTGCGGGGCGCCTCTTCTTTTGCGGGCCCCGGCTCCCTTGAGGGAGTCATACGCCCGTGGACCGCCGTGACGGCGGACTTTTCCCATAGCTGGAGCAGCAATGAAGACGATTGCAGAGCAGATCGCCGCTCTCGAGGCGACCCTTGCGGAAAAGCGCAAGGAGATGAAGGCCGTCCTGCAGAGGTCGATCGATGAGAATCGATCGACGGACACGGCTGAGGCTGAGCGGTTCGATACGCTCAAGGCAGAAGTGAAGGCCATCGAAGCCGATCTCGTGCGTATGCGCGAGCTCGAGCGGATGGAAGCTGTGTCGTCGAGGTCTGTCGATGCGACAGATAAGGAAAATGGCACGGCGCGTCCTGGCGTCAACGTCCTGCAGCTCAAGAAAGAGCCGCCGAAACTCGACCAGGGCATCCGCTTCGCACGCTATGTGCGATGCATCGGCCTCGGCTACCGCATGTCGCGGCCGCCGGAAGACATCTGCGCCAAGCTCTACCCGCAGGACGACTACCTGCATGGCATGCTGGTCAAGGCGGCGGTGCCGGCGGCGAATACGCTCGATAGCGGATGGGCGTCGCAACTGGTATCGGCCGAGGGCGGGATGTTTGCCGAGTTCCTGGAATGGCTGCGTCCGCAGACCATCATCGGCAAGTTCGGCCTGAACGGCATTCCCGGATTTACGACGGTTCCGTTCCGCACGCCGCTCATTTCGCAGGCGTCCGGTGGATCGGCGTACTGGGTCGGCGAAGGAAAGCCGAAGCCGCTCACGTCCTGGACCTATGCCAAGACGACGCTCGCACCGCTCAAGGTCGCAACGATTGCTGTGGCGACCATGGAGCTCCTGCGCGACTCGAGCCCGGCGGCCGACGGCCTGATCCGGACCGAACTCGGGCGGGCAGTGAGGGAACGGCTCGACATCGACTTTATCGATCCTGGTAAAGCCGCGGTCGCCAACGTTTCGCCGGCCTCGATCCTGAACGGTATTTCGGCCATCCCCTCGTCCGGTTCGGACGCGGAGGATATACGCGCCGACATCCGAACCCTGTTCGGGACGTTCATTGCGGCGAACAATGCGCCAACGAATGGCGTCTGGATCATGGGCGCCGAAACGGCGCTGGCCCTGTCGCTCCTGCAAAACCCGCTCGGACAGGCGGAGTTCCCAGGCGTCGGCATGACCGGCGGCACGTTGTTCGGTCTGCCGGTCGTCGTTTCTCAGTATGCGGTACGCGATACCGAGGGCGCGGTCGTGGCTCTCGTCAATGCGTCCGATATCTGGGTCGCCGACGAAGGCGGGCTGGAAGTCCGGGCGAGCAACGAGGCGTCCATCGAGATGGACAACGCACCGACCAATGCCTCGGCACCGTCGGGCGCGGTGGTCGAGCAGACCCTCGTCTCGATGTTCCAGACCAACAGCGTCGCGTTCCTGGCCGAACGTACGATGAACTGGGCCCGCGCCCGGGCATCGGCGGTCGCGTACATGACCGGCGTCACGTGGGGTGAGGCGAGCTGATCGTCTCGATTTGGGGCGGTCGTGCTACGAAAAAGGAGCGGCCGCCCCTTTTTTTGAAAGGATGCAGGGCATGGGCAAAGTAACCATCAAATACAGTCGAACCGGACGGATCAAGAAAATGCGCGAGGCGCACGCGGTCATTTTGGAACGGCTCGGCCTTGCGTCCCGGATCGAGGAACCCGAGGCGCAGGGGAAACCAAAGCCGAAACCAAAGCCAAAGAAAGACCAACCGCCGGACGAGGCTGCGATATCCCCGCGCACCGGCAAGCCGAAGCGCCAGTACAAGCGCCGCGATCTCTCGGCTGAGGAATGAAAATCTTCGGCCTCGAGATTCGGCGGGCACAAAAGGCGCTGAACTCGATTCCCCAGTATAGCCACGGGTGGCGGACCATCCACGAGCCATTCTCCGGCGCCTGGCAGCGCAACCTCGAGGAGCGGTATGCGGACCTGCTCTGCTATCCGACGCTCTATGCCTGCGTGTCACGCATCGCCCAGGACATCGCCAAACTGCCGTTTCGACTGGTCGAGAACCGGGCCGGCATCTGGGTGCCCATCGAGAATCCGGGTTACTCGCCGGTGCTGCGCAAGCCGAACTACTTCCAGACCGCGCAGCAATTCCGGGAGTCATGGGTCCTGTCGCGTGAGCAGCACGGCAATGCTTACATCCTGAAAGAACGCGACAACCGCAACGTCGTGACGAGTCTATACGTGCTCGATCCCTGCCGGGTGAAACCGGCCGTGTCCGATTCGGGCGACGTGTTCTATGAAATCTGGAACTGGGGCCACTGGAACCTGCCGCCCTTGCCGCCGAATACGTATTTCGAGCGCGACAACGGCAACACCCTCGTCCCGGCGCGGGAGATCATCCACGACCGGGCGAATACCTTTCACCATCCGCTGATCGGCGTTCCGCCTTTGTGCGCGGCCTACTGGCCGGCCGTCAAAAACTTAAGGATCCTGCGCAACGCCGCGGACTTCTTCGGCAATAACGCCCAGCCAGGCGGATTGCTGACCGCACCGGCCGGCATGAGCGATGCCGATGCGGACGCGATCAAACAATACTGGGCAGACAATTTCACCGGCGAGAACGCCGGCAAGGTCGCGGTGATCGGCGCCGACATGAAGTTCACGGCGTTTTCGATCAACTCGGTCGACTCGCAGATGGTCGAGCAGATGAAGTATTCCGACGAGCAGATCTGCCAGCCGTTCGGCATCAAGCCCTACAAGATCGGCATCGGCAACCCGCCTGGCGGCTGGAAGGCCGACGATGTGAACGTCGAATACTACGGCGATGCACTCTCGCCAATCATCGAGGCCATGGAGAACCTGCTCGACGAAGGCCTCGGCATCAAGCCGCCCCTCGGTGCCGAGCTCGACACCGACCCGCTCTGGCGCATGGACGAGGGCAAGATGGCGGACGTCGAGACCCGGCTCGTCGGCGGCAAGGTCAAGACACCCGACGAGGCCCGGCGGAAGTTCAACCTGCCGTCGACCGGGGGTGGCGACACAATCTGGGCACAATTTCAAGATTTTCCGTTGGGCACGCTTCGCGACCGGTTGCCGCCGGACCAGGTACAGAGCAGCACATCAACGTCACAGGATGAAGATGAAGACGAACAGGAGGAACGTCAGTTTGTGGACACAGTCCTACGGACCGCTGATCTCGGTACCGTCGACGATATAGCGAATCTCGACCTTCATGGCTTCGCACAGCTTCCGGATGGTGTTAGCCCGGAGGTCGCGTTTGCCGGTTTCATATTCCGCTATGGCAGTCGGGGAGACTCCCGCGGCTTTCGCCAGTTCGGTCTGAGTCATTCCCCGAAGGGCTCG